CGAACTGCTCGATGAGCCCGAAGACTCGGGACTGGCGACGAGCGCCGGCCCACAGCTCGCGGACGTACTGGGTGCCGATGATCTCGGCGCCGTAGCCGGTCTCGGCGGTGTCCATCGCGCCGTAGACGTTCCCGATCGCGTCCATCGCCTGCTGGTACCCCTGCCGGTTCAGCACGCCGCGGCGGTACTGCTCCTCGACGACACGCTCGTCGTCGGCGCGGGCCACCAGCGAGGGGACGCGGGTGGCGTCCGTCACGGCAGAGTAGGTGTTGCGCAGGTCCTCCGAGGGGCCCTCATGGGTGCCGCCGCCGACCTTCCGCTGGCCCTTGAGCGAGTCCTGCAGGTCGTACAGCCACTCGACGTCCGCGACGGACATGCCGAGGCGGCTGTACTTCGTGCCGACCAGCTTGGGGTCTGACTCCTGCCCGAACTTCATCTTGCGGACGAGGTCCTCGCCGTCCTCGGAACCGAGGTAGGCCTGGACCATGTCCTTGACCTTCGCCTCGATCGCGGCATCGTCGGGGACCTGCTCGCCGAGGGCGTCGAGACGCTGCTTGACCTCGGTGGCGAGCGTCTCCAGGGTGGTGTTCTCGCTCATGATGCTCCCTTCAGAGTGAGCGAAGCGAGGAGACGCTCTGCCTCCGCGCTGTTGACCGCGACCTCGGTTGTGGTCGGGGTCGCTGCCTCCCGCTCGTCGGCGGGAGAAGTAGTGGTGGTGAGGTGGTCGAGGATCTTCTGGACCGCGGCAGCGATGACGTCCGACTCTGCGGCGGCGGCGGCGATGGTGCCTGCCGCCTGCTGCTTGGCCTGCTCGTCGGCCTTCTTCGCGGTGGGGTCGTTCACGACGTCGGCCAGGCCGAGCTCGACGGCCTCGTCGGCTGACAGCCACGTGTCGCCGTCGGCCATGAGTGCCTTCATCTCATCGACGGTCCGACCAGTACGGGAGGCGTAGATCCCTGCCGCGTTGTCGTTCTGCCGGTCCAGCAGGTCGGCGAACTCCCGCATCTCGGCGGCGGTCCCGATCATCAGCCCCCACGCCTCGTGGACCATCATCTGGGAGCCCGACAGCATGACCCGCTCGTCTCCGGCCTGCACGATGATCGACGCGATCGACGCGGCGATGCCATCGACTCGGGTGGTGACCTGGGCCGGGTGGGCACGGAGCGCGTTGTAGATCGCGATCCCGGCGAACACGTCCCCACCAGGGGAGGAGATCTGCACTTCGATCTCGTCGGCGGTGACGGCGGCGAGATCGCGGGCGAACTGGTCGGCAGTGATGCCCCAGAACCCGATCTCGTCATAGATTCGGACGGTCGCCTTGGTGGTACCTTCCTCGGCGTTGCGGATGTCGTACCACGACCCGCCGCGCTGGAGCGCATCCGTCCGCTGCCGAACGTCGGCGAGCAGCTTCTTGGGGTCCATCGGCTCAGTTCCCTTCCCGGTGGTGGCCGTTGCGAGGCATGTGCCCGGCGAGCGTGAGCTGCGCGCCGAGGTCGTCGATCTGCTGGTAGATGGATGCCGTGACGCGCTCCTGCGGCGACACCGCGGGGTCGGTCCCGGCAGCGTCCGCGTCGTCGACCGGCTCCTTGTTCACGGGCCGCCAGTAGACGTCGCCCCACGGGACAGGCGGCATGCCGTTCTCGACCCGCCACTCGTTGATGGTCTTCGCGCCGACCTCGATCATCTGTCGGTCCCGGCCCCAGATCTCAGAGGCCGACTCCTGCAGCGCGGGCACCTTGGAGTAGTCCCAGGCCACGTGGTCAACAGTGGTCCGGCCGGGGCTGCGGCCGAACATCGGCAGCAGCTGCTCCTCGATCTCGGCGGCCCCGAAGCCGGCGTCCGGCACCAGCGTGTGCTCCCACAGCTGCCGCTGGTACTCGCGGACGTTGGACAGCGTCGCGCCCATCGGGTCATTCAGCAGCGGAGTGGGGATGCCGTAGGCGTTGGCGACCTGGCGCAGTGACGTGACCATGCCGTTGACGTACTCGGCGTCCTTCGGTGTCACTGAAAGCTGCTTGAGTTGTGCCTCGTAACGCAGGACCGCCCAACGGTGTGCCTTGTCGGCGCCACGCATCCGCTTCTCGAACAGCTCCTCAAGCTCGGTCGCCTGATCCTGAGAGAACGTCACCTTGTCGGTTGCGGGCACGATGAGCCCGGCCGCAGTGAGGCCCTGGTCGAACAGGTTCTTGTTCGCGACCTGCATCGCCTTCGCGGTGTCGGCTGCCAACCGTGCCGCCGCCAACGGGGACAATGCCGAGAATTCGTCCAGCGGGTTCGGGTAGCGGAACCACACCACTTCGTCCGGCGCAAACGCGACCGGGTCGCCGCCACCGGGCGGGTCGTATAGGAACCCCTTGAGGTACTCCGTCTTGTGGACCACAGGCTTGACCCGCGGTGACTTCAGCCACCAGATGTTCTTGGGTATGCCGCGGCTCTTCTCAACCGCCCAGAACGACTCTCCCCACACCCCCATGGAGAGCTCGTCCATGCGACGCAGCCGCGGGAACGTCCAGAACGGGTTCACGTGCCGCAGAAGGTCAACAGCCGGGCCGGTGGTGATGCGCTTCTTCTTCTCGTCCCGGCCGTTGAAAAGGTCCAGAGATAGCGCCGAAAGCAGCCGGGCGCGCAGCGAAACCGCCGCATAGACGTCGTTCGACGTGACGATGTAGTCGCCGTACTTCTCGGGCGAGTAGAGCGAGTCGTCATGGCCGTAGTCGCCGGTCCCGACCATCAGGTCGGCCCCGACCGTGTACGCCATCGACGCGGACCGCGACTCCGCGATCCGCTCAAGAAGCCCCATCAGGACGACCTGCCGCCCTTGGCCTCAGCCCAGCCGACCTTGACGGCGGCGACCGACCAGGCAACCCCCGCCCACACCACACCGAGGGTCTTCCCGGCCAGCCAGCCGACTCCGTAGAGCACTGCAGCCAGAGACAGCAGCAGGGTCCGCACGGGACGGATCGCGGCAGCCTCAGCCCGGATGCGGTCCACGGTGTTCGCGGTCAGCAGCGACATACGAGGGGCCTCCTAGGCCATGAGGGAGCCGGCCAGCTCCACAGTGGTGTCGGTGAGTGCGCCGTCTTCGATCGCCTGTCCGCGAGCCTCGTAGGCCAAGAGCATCGAGATGGCGTTGTCGATGAGGAGGCCGTCGCGCTTCTTCACGACCTTGAGGTAGTGCTCGATGACCTTGCCTGCGTCGTCGACCCGCAGCCTGTTCTTCCGCCGGCCCTTCGCGATCGCCGCGTGTCGGACATGCTCGGTCAGGTCGGGATGCCCGTCGTGGGTGATCTCACCGTTGTCGCGGGCTGTGGTGAACCGTTCGACAAGGTGGTCCATGCGGACCTCGTTGTTCGTCGGCAGTTCGACGATCACCCCGGCCTTGCCGTCGGGCCTCTTCGGGAACGACGAAGCCCACTGGTCCAGGTAGTCCTGCCACTTGTACGGGTCGGCGTACAGGTACCACACCTCGTAGGCGCCGAAGGCGTCCCGAACGGCCTGGTCGACGGCCACCCGGTCGATCTTCTTGGCCTTGCACTCCCCGCGGCGATGCCGCGGCTTCGGGCCGCACGGGCACGCGGGAAGGACCGTGCGGAGATGGAAGATCCTGCCGTCCCGGACCCGGCAGGCTGTCAACGCGGTCGCGTCCCGCGAACGGGAACCGTCGAACCCAAGGGTGATCTTCTCGCCGACCGCCAGCGGCTCGTTCTCGCGCTGCAGGATCGCCCACCGCTCCGGGGTGCACAACGGCGCTTCACCGGCGAGGATCTCCGACAGGAAGAACCGACGGACCTCGGCTTCACCGTAGGCAGTGTTCCGGCAGTCCCGCATCAGTCGTTGTGCCGACACGTGCCCGCCGGCAGTGCGCAGCGAGTCGCCGTACAGGTACGCCAGCTCGGCCTCGAGCTCCTCGTCGTTGTCGAGGTCGATGTGCTTCCTCGAGATCCGAGCATCCACCAGAGTGTGTGGGTCGCCCGCCTCGAACACCAACTGGGCATCCGACAGCTCCGTCGGGTCCCACGTGTTGGTCGCCGCGGTCCACATGCCGTTCATGCCGGACACAGACCGCTTCAACGTTCGCGCGAACGCTAGACCGCCGCGGTCGCCGGACCCAGTCAGGACTCCGTTCTCGGTGATCGTGACCTTCGTGAACCGGCCCCCGAGTCGACCCCATGCTGTCGTAGTCAACGGCTCGATCGGATTCCCGCAGGGAAGCCGGATGAAGGTGTCGAACACCTCGACACCTTCAGTGTCGACGATCTCCAGGGACGCCTTCGCCATCGCCACCAGCGGCAACCACGTGTTGTCGGTCTGCTTGTCGTTCAGCGCCGCGATCCCCACCCAGGGGGACGGATGTGGCCGGCCGACAGGATCCCCGGCAGCATCCCAGCCGGCGAAGTCGCAGGGCCCGAAAGCGTGGAACAACGCGAGCGCCGCCAGCAGTGGGTCCTTGCCCCACTTCTGCCCTCGGACGATCATCGACCCGCCGAACATGAACGCGTCGTTGCCGTCCGTCTCCACGGCGCTCGGGTCGAGGCGGTACTTCCGCAGCACGTGCATCAGCTGCTCGTCGTACAACGTGAACGGCTGCCCCAGCTTCGGGCCGTCCGGAATGACGAGGTTCGCCTCGATCCAGTCCGCCGCCAAATACCCGAGTGTGGGGAACTCCCCATCAACCTCGGGTCCACGCCACGGCATCAGCTGCCCGTGTCCACAGCCCGGATCTGCCGGCGCCGCGCCTGGGCCGTGTCCTCGGCCTGCCGGGCACTCCTCGCCTGCGCGACCTCGTCCTCAGCGATCACCCACATGAGAGACCGCAGCCCCTTCGGAGTCAGGCCCAACGCCTCCGCCCGGAGCCGCGCTTCCTTCGACTCGTCGAGGTTCCCGCACTCAGCGGCCACCTTGTGCCGCACATACTGGGCGACCTCGCGGGTCCACTTCAACCGCTCCCACTCGCCGGCCTGCGGTGTACGCCACAGCTCCCGCCAGAGCGCAGTCTCGGTTTCAAGAGTGATCCGCAGCTCGGTCTCCGCGATCGCAAGCCGCTGCTTCGCCCTGGTCAACTTCGTTGCGTCGGTCCGCGACAGCTTCCCGTCGTCGAGCTCGCGCTGCTCGAGCTCCTCGATCAGGTCGGCCTCGATGTCGACGCGGGCGGTCAGCCGCGGGTTGTCGGGCAGCGGCCACTTCGGTGTCCGTCCACGCCGGCCTGCGGCGGGGAGCCGGACCAGGCCGACGCGTGTGTTGCGGCGGATCGCGTTCGGGTTGGCGGGTGGTCCGTTGCCTGCCACCGCGACCACCTCCTAGGCGCACACGAACCGGATCCCAGACTTGTACAGAGGAGAGAAGCCGTGGCGGGGGCGGGGTGCCCCTGTCGTCGACGTCGTCATCCTTTGACCCCTATCCCGGGGTCGTGCCTTGACGCGAGTTGCACACCCTGCACAGCACGGTGAGCGGGCCGTGTTCGGCGCCGCCGACTGCTACGGCGTCGAGGTGCGCGGCTGTGAGGATATTGCCAGGCTCGACCTGGTGTGGTGGTCGGTGTTCCCAACCGGGGCACCAGTTGCCGTGCTCAGCTCGCCATGCCTGGACTGTGGCGGCGTGTCGGTCGATCACTGCCTGGGTCTTGTTCCGGCGCTGGTGTGCTGGGCATCTGGCTTGAGTGGTGGGTGTGCCGCACACGATGCAGGGCTTCAGTGG